TGCCGCCGCCGCGCGAACCGGCGAGAAGCGTTTCAAAGACATCAGAGTTTAGAAAAAGTTCCTGAGAGCCGGGGTGTGGTTGCCATACGATTGTGGCCGGGTCATCTTCCGGCATGATCGCATTGATCGTAATTTCATCGGCCAGGCGCGTGTCGCTTGGTCCTCCGAGAAGCCATTCATCTTCCGGAGCCAATATCAACTCTTCGTTCTTCGAGAGCGAGACGGCCTCTTGGTACCGGCGGTACGCAGATATTTTATGATTCTTAGACATGCGTATGGCCTGTCGTGATTTTCTGCGGCTCTTTTTTATCCGGCGCGGGCAGTAAATCAATGACAGGTAGGCCGGATGAGTCAGGCAAGAGGTGTTTCAGCTTCTCACGCGCCTCACCCATGGACTTTTCATGCTGCTCGGCTTGCTGCTCCCATGTGACGTTGTTGTTCGTCGTGTTATTCTGGATGAGCAATACACCCCCGCCAGCGGGCGGCGCTGCCGGTTCTTTATCGCGGTATGCGGGGTCGAAGCGCTTGAGCAGCAATTCAAGAAGGCGGTCGGAGTATTTTCTGACTTTGATCGGGATGGCCTCGCCCGTGATCGGGTCGATGATGAGTTCGCCCGCCGCGTCACGAAGATAGGACACTTCGCCACGGTACGTCACATACTCTTCGGTGCCGTGAATAGCGCGGCGGCGGGCCTCAATCTCCAACTCGGCAATCGCCTCTTGTTGCGCAATGCGGCAGTTCAAATCGAAAAGCGGGTCTTTCTTGCGCATCCGGTCGATAGCAGCTTTGCCGTATTTAAACCCAGCTTTCCGCGCAGCCTTGGTTTCGTTACCCATGGCGCGGAAGTGCAAGAGGAAAGCTTTTTTCTTCTTCATGATCTTGAGTTGCTTCGGCGTGAACCGCGCAGCCTCGATCAGTTCTTCTTGCTGCTTGGGGGTCAGGGATTCAAACTGGGCACGGGTTAGGTCGTCCAGTTTATCCACCGCTTTGGTGCGCATACCTTTTTTGAGGCGATTGAGTTTCTTCTCCGCCCGCGCGCGCTCACGCCATTCGATTTCGCGCCCTTCGTTCTTTATAACTTTCTTGGCGAGCGCTTTTGCCTCTCTAGCCACCTGTTTCTGATGTCGAATATACGCCGCGCCCTTCTTCGGCATGGGCGCTTCTATGATCTTATCCAGTTCTGACAAAAAATCCGACATTCTGAAACCTCTCTCGGTAACAGGATGTCGGAAAAAGGAGAATCGGTCAAGTATGTGTGTAATGCGCGGTGGGAGGGAGAGCAGGGCGCTCCGTCCATGGAGTTTTTGGGTATCAGGGAAATGGCCACGCTCCCACCGCGCAAGAATCAGGTTACTTGGGTTTCTCGATAACGTCAAGCATCCTGATTACCGAAGTCCAATAGTATTCAGTTTCCTTCTCAATGCAGAGCCAGCGGCGGTTCAAATTGTGCGCTGCTACCGCTGTTGTACCACTGCCAGAGCAATTATCCAGTACGAGGTCGCCTTCATTCGTGTATGTCCTTATCAGGTACTCGAATAGGGCAACCGGTTTCTGCGTTGGGTGAAGGCCCGTATTTATATTAAACTTTTGCCACGAAGATGGTACGCGCCTCTCTGGTATCCTATGCCTGTCTCTGCCTTCAAAGTCTCGGTAATTTTTTGATTTACTTGTGTGCTCAACTCCGTATGCGGCGCGGGATTTTCCGCCCTCTGCCCTCTCTTGCATCTGCCTATTATAAACCCACTTCCCTTTAGAGAACACGAGTACACTCTCATGCTCTTTCATTGGCTCTCTTACAGTATTGGCAAAGTTGCTGCCCCGATTCTTAATCCACACCCATTCATGTTTAAATCGGTGGAGTTGACTCACCACAAGGGCTGCGGCGAAGGGATGTGATGCGGTCAAGACAATAGCCGCATTAGGTTTAACCACGCGCCAATATTGCTCCCATAAAGGCTCAAACGGAATCACCGTATCCCATTTATTTTGAGTTGTGCCATAGGGTAAATCGCAGAGAATCATATCTACTGCGCCGTCAGGGATGTCCTGCATACGCTCAAGGCAGTCTCCTAGTACAAATTCACCAGTTGGGAACTTCATGGTGTCAATACTCGTAATCTTCGTCGAGGTTTTGAATAGATCGCACAGAGCACATCGGTATAGCTACTGTGCCCGCAACTTGCTCGGGCGTCGAGCCGGTTTCACGGACGTAGTTTTGCGCAACCACGATCATTTCTTTGGAGATAAGGATAATACGCCCGTAGGTCTTGACTTCGAGGCAGGAAGTGTCTTTCGCGTCTTCGAGTGTCTGCCACGACGGGATTATTGGCGCTGAACCCACCCAGGCTACAACCACGCTGTCACCTTCTTTAAAGGTGTGGCCTTTCCATGTGCTCGGCCCTTCGGGTTGTTCGTCGCGCATCCTGTTTAGTAATTCGCTATCCTGAAAATGTACTTCAAGAGTGCCAGTTATTTCAGGAGAGAATATCGGTTCGGGCGTTTTGTGGTTCTCGACATCGACGAGAAACCGCATCACTCTTTTAGTGAGCGCTTTGCGTTCTTCCTGTTCGAGTTTTGTGTTAATGGATTGCTCTAGCGCCTTGTAGAGATCGTTCAACTCCCCGATGTCAATAAGAGCGCTCACGCGCTTTTTGAACAGTTCCTTGAGATGCTGCGAAGCGTCTCCGGGTATCGGCGTTGTGGTTGTGGCGAATACTGGCTCTGCGGGGTTTTTTCCATGGTGAAAATCGGACAGTTGCACTTTATAATCCGTGATCGACGGGTGTAGTCCTATCTCATATTTGAGGATTGTCGCTTGTCCATTTTTCGCGTCCGAACTCACGCGGTAGGTGTATCCGTTGAAATTGAGTAGTTTGCCGCGCATCACAAGTGACGCGCGTATTGTGGCGCTGCCACCGTCGTATGCGCCATCTTCAAAAATAACTTCTGTGTATCCCTTATTCATAGTCGCTTCCTTTCAGGACGTTGCTTGCGATTTGATCGAGCATATCATCAGGAATGATGATTTCGCGCCAGGATAGGCCAGTGCCCTTCTTCACCGAATTGTGGTATTGAAACACAACCAATACCAAGGTCGCGCTGACGCCAACGAACATCTGGTTCGCCGTGCGGCGCATTTTGGCGATCTCTGATAGCTGCCAAAAGCGCGTGTAGCTGCTTTCAAGAGCCCGTCGGTCTACTGACCCGGTAGTGCCAATCGTGATCTTCGGCTGAAAGCGGCTGCGGGCGCGATATACGCCATATTCTGTGAGCGTCTCTGTTAAGAAATGCTCGTCAGCCATGTCCGACACATCCTCGAAAGTGAAATAAGCATAGTAGCTTTCGGGAATAGGAGAGCCGTTCGAGCAAAACGGCGTGAAGGGGTCAGTGAAACGCGCCATCTTCGCATCGCGGATGATAATTCTGTTTTGATCGTCTTTGTCTTCGTCGCTCATTCTAATACCCTTTCACACTTGATAATATCACATCGTAATAAATCGACACCCCCGAGAAGGTGACAGTCAGATGACCCTTTAGCATAAGAAAAGCCCGTCTTAGTAGTTCCGTCTTTATTCACAAGAAACCACCCTATACAGTCTGTATCAATGCTGATGGCTCTTACCAGTTCGCTCACTTCTCTGTCAAAGTGCGACTTTTCGCGTCCGCGATATATCACGATGTTATTTTTAAGAGTAACCTTCCCGATTCGGCACCCAGTATCGTGCTCGCTCATTCTACATCGCCTCTCTCGAAAAGACAGTCCATGGGTTCCAGCCTATACCCGCGCTCGGTAAAGTTAGCCAGCGTCATATGTCCGCATGTGCTTACCGTGGTCTGCCAAATTTGCTCTAAGTCGGCTGCGGTCGCGATGATGCTGCCTTCAAGTGTCAATACGTACATTGTTTTTCTCCGATGGATTTTCCCTGATCGAGAGGATATGGCGATTCGCGAGTTTTTCAAAGTCGAATTTTTATTTTTTAATTTTTGAAATCGGAGGGTTTGACTTTTCAGCGTTTAAGGGTCGAGGGGTCTGAGGACTTCTTAACATTGTCGATTACTTATTTGCGATGTTATAACATTGTCGATTACTTATTTGCGATGTTATAACATTGTCGATTGGTTTTTATGAGTTTTTGTTGTGTGCGGGTTGTGGATTTAGGGATGGACAGGCTATCCTCTCTCAAGAAAATGGGGT